TCGAATTTATCCTGAGCGGGGACGAGTAAGAAGTCCTCGTATGTTTGAGCCCGGCTCCCACGTTTGCGGCCCTGATTCGCCAATAGCGAGGCGATCATCCCCGCGTGCATATTGTCCCGTAGCTGGCCCCAGGGCTCGACCGCATAATACGCCTCCCAATCCTGCAACTCCCTAGAGCCCATCCGCTGCTTTAGCTCGGCTACCGTGTAACCGAGGGCCAGCGCTAGCCGGTGGGCGAATCGCTGGTCGTTTGAGAGGCTTCGCCGTTTCCCTCGTCGTCGCTCAGCCCGGACATTTTCAGGATAAGTTCAGCCAAGGTTTGCACGAATCTGCCGGACTGATCGGCCATGGCCTCGGCGTCCTCCTGGGTCAGCATGGGCCGGCCGTCCGGGCCCACCACACACAACCGGACAATGGTAACCGCCGCGTGAGCATTGCCCTCTTTAGACGCGGCCAAGAACTCGTCCCGGCCTGCCACTGACAGCTCCCGTACCCGCACCTTAGCCGCGCCCACCGTAACCGCTTCGATGCGGGGGGCGGAGGCGGCCAGCAACTGGTCAATACTGGTTACATTAATCATGCGGGCACCGTGATTGAGTTGATTTTAACGCCGAAAATGAACGTGTTGCGGTCGTCCACAACGGGGCCGATGCGCCAGGACAGGGGCACTACGTTCAGGGTGTACTGCTCGGCGGGGCTTATATTTTCGTCATCAATCCGGAGATTGATCGAGGACGTTTTTGCAATTACGTGGTCGCGCAGCGCCTCTTGCACAGTGCTATTCGGCACGTGGTTGCCTTGGAATTCTACCTCCAGGCCATCCGCCAGGCCCGGGGCGTACCGCCGGGAGCCTTCGTTACAAAACGAGGTGATCTCCACCAGATCATTCGTTTGACCGACCTCCGGGATATTGAAAACCTCGCACCAGACATCGAACTCTTCCGGGGAGAGGCCGTCCCCAAGATAGACTTTAAACCCGCCGACTGTACCTTCACCAATCGCCATTTTTGTAACCCTCTATAGCTCCCGGTGCCAAATTGCCCAGGATTGCGACTGCCGGTATAGGCCCGGCTCTAAATCCGACAAATCAATCTCGGTCTCCAAAAAAATACGGGGGACCCGAGTCGTCCCCATTGTACCACTAAAATCCTCTAGGGCAGCAGTAACGGCATTGGCCAACAAGACCGACTGCCGGTAGCTGGTGGCGTAACAGTCTATATCTACCCGCGTCTGTTTGAGCCCGTCCGTTCCGCAAAAGAGTTGTTGCCGGTTCCGGGCCCGTTTGGCATAAACAATCGCGGGTTGCGCCGCCCCCTGCGGAATTACCCCCGGGAAAACACGCGTTCCTACAAACGCCGCCACCCCGGCGTCATCGGTTAAAAACGTGTGTAGGGAGGCCTCGAGGGTCATTGTTTCTTCATCGCCTTGTTTATGACTGCCCGGAACCGGCGCTCAAACTCTGAAATCTGTTTTGCCCGGGTCGCGTCAAACGCGGGGCGCAGCCAGGGCCTACCTCGGCGGGTGGATTTGCCTTTTTCCAACTCAACGAACTGGACCGCGTACCACGCCGACGAACGAACCCCGACGACCGCGCCGACCGCCCCGGTGCTACGGTTTACATACGTCGCGACCTTAATCGACCTGCGGGCATGTCCCGGCGTTACCAGGATGCCCGCCGCGCCAAGGCCTTTGCCCCGGTCGCCTATTTTGCGGTAGTTCAGCGTACGGTGGGCCTGGCTACCGACGGGAATACGGGACCGGGCGTCTTTGGCCACGGTGGCGCCGGCTGCCCTGGACGCGGCCCGCAGCACCTTGGTTTTACCCGCTGTGTTCAACCGGTCGAACTTTTTCAGCAGTTCTTTTACCCCGTCAACCGCCATCAGCCCCTCCAACCGTCCGCGTCGCGAGTGACGCACATCAGCTTTATTTCCGTCCGCCGGGCGTTTGCCCGCGGTACCTGGATATCATACTGCACCGACGGCTCACATACCTCAACGACCCGCATTTTAGCGGTGACGCCTGGCCGCCACCGGATCAGGATAGCGTGGGTAACGTCCGCCTGCACCTGGGCCGTGGGGGTCGCCTCCCGGCCCGATGCTGGCGCGATCTCCGCCCAAATTTTGCAAACTTCCTCCCAGGTCCAAACGACTTCCCCCGTGTCGTTTGCCGACTCCACCCGTTGCTCCAGCGCGACCCAGTGTCGCAGCCGGGCGGCCCTCACGTGAGGCCCCTGGACCGCACATTTTCCAGGCTGTCCCGCAGGAAGGGCACCACCGCCGGGGTCGCGCCGACTACTACCATTTCCCGGAACTCGTACAACTGGCCTAGGCGTATCCGGGCATACCCGAGTATAGACGCCGGCACGCTGGCGGCGGTAGGCCCGTAACCCGCTTGGTACGTGATGCGGACGGCGCCCGCGATGTCCCGGGTATCCGGCCAGCAGGCTCCGAAAATGGGCTCGATGAAAATCGGATCGCCGTCAGTTACCACGCGGTAATCGGTGCCCTCTACCAGCGTTTGAGTAGCCCCGTCGTCGTCAACGTAAGTTACCGACGTAACCGGGGCCGGTGCGGGCGACGCCCCGCTGTAGAGAGGGCTGGTCAGGGGGAGCGGGATCCGGTCCCAAACGCAGTAATCCCCTGCGCCGAAATGCCAAAATCGCCGCGCCCCGGGGAACCGGTCCAGGGTTAGCAACCATGTCTGATCGATCAGGGCCCGGCCCAGCCACCCGTTAACGCCATCCAGCTCGTCGGTTACAATCCCCACCAGCGCCTCTATCAAAGCGTCATCCGGGTGCGTGGCGGGCGACCCGCAGGGAGCCACGCGTAGGTGGTCCCGTGCGTCGCTGAGCGATAGCAGCGGGACGGCAGGTCCGGTAATCAGAGTCAGCATGTGGGCGCCCTCAACCACTCCATGGCCTCGTGCGGGGCCATGCGCGGGAACGCCTCAACCTGGCTGTTAGGGCTGCCGTTCACGACCTCGGCTCCCGCTGCCTGCAACTGCGATAGGGTGCTGCTGAATAGTTCCGGGAGGTGCGCGAGATTGCCCGGCAGGCCCCCTTCGATACGGGGGTCTGGGGACGCATCGACACCGAATAGGGCGATCCGACGCGCCCTGAAGTGAAACGCCAAGCCGAGGGCACCATAGGCAGAATTGCCAGTATGAATGCCGCCAATATCCTCACACAAACCCGGTTTGCACCTGAGTGACCCATGTCCGTCTCCTGTTACCCGATGAAGGTATCGCACCCCGTCCAGCGCGGGCCGCCGCATTACTGCTGTTTCCGCCGCCCGCGTCCCGAAATTGTCGGGCACCGCCGCCACGTACAGAACCCCGGGGCGCTGGTGGTGCATACGTGACCAATTGGCCTCGCTCGGATCCAGGGTAAACCAATAGTCAGCCCGATCCAACCAATCAATAGCCCCATTGACCGCGATTATGGTAACGCCCCCCGGGATCTGTATCCCCCGGGCGCTTGGGCCGCTGGCGACTATGGCCACACGGGGGTGGTGCTCGGCGACCTGGCCCCACTTCATACCTGAGCCCGCGCCAACAGGTATTTGGGCTGGATAATCCATTCTGTGCGGCTAAACGCTTTGTCGAAACTCTGGGCCCACCAATCGGGATCCCGGAGGCACAAATGCAGGCCGTCCGCATCCACGAACCGGGCGATCTGGAAAAATACCGTGCCGCCCGGTTTGGTGTTCGCCGCGATCCCCCGCAGCGCCCCGAGGACTTTTTGCGGCGGGATATGCTCCAGCACATCGCAGCAATATCCGTGATCAAAAGGGGCGGTCGGGATAGGGGGCAAATCCCACAAACAGCCGGTGAAGTATGGGCCGTCGAACTCCATACAAGCGTTGTCCGCAATATCGACCGCAGTCACACCGTGTCCTAGTCCCCGCATAGCCTGGGCGGCGCGACCGGTACCACAGCCCCAATCGCAAATTCTGGAGCAAGGCATGGGTCGCAGCCACGCTAGGCCCTGCTCCAACAACCGGGCGCCCGGGGAGCGCTCCCGATATCGGTCAAGCGCCCACATCGTGCGGTACTTATCCCGCTCTTGCTTTATCAATGGATCCATGCGTGGCCCACCCCGTTTGATGTGGTTTCGGTAACCCATGATAGCATACCACCCGCGCCTCGACGGGCAGCCCTCGGGCGCAGTGCGCTTTGTAGCTGACCACCTGCCCGGGGGTCTGGTCCTGCCACCGGGCGCAGGTACCCGCATAGATGGTCTCAAGGAAAGATTGGTCCCCCCCGCGCTGGTATCGTTGCATCCAGCGGGCCGGGTGCCGCATCCAGGTAGCCCAGGTTTTGGCGCGGCGCATTTCCGTAAGGTACATCATCCCGGATCCCAGGCACTGCCCCCGGCGGTAGAAATCCCGAATAAACGTGTCTCTCCCGACCGCCGCTATCCCCGTTAAATCCCCGCAGATAACCGTATCCAGGTCGAAATATAGGAGGTCCCCCGTCAGGTCCGGCCTGAAAAGCTCCATCTTAGACCACCACCCCTGCCACGCGTGGATGAGGGGCACGCACTTCACCCCGGGCAGCGCATCCGGGGTATCGGTCAGGCAAATAAACTGCGCCCCGGGCAAATGTTGCAGCACCCCCGCTTGCAGCCGATAGACATACTCCGGGCCATATGTGGGGCCTGATCGCAGCACACAGACTACCCGCACGACAGGGCCTCCGGGAGCGTCATCTGGGGGTACGCCTGGATGGTGGAAATGGGGGAGCAATTGATAACCTCGACGCCGAGGGCCTGGAGTTGAGGCGCGGCCCGCTCGAACGCCTGGCGGAACCGGTCATATGGGCTAGGGCGGCGCAGCTCCGGCGGGTGCTGCCCGAACCAGTGGGCGCCGGTCATGTCGCAACCGAGAAGCAGCACTCGCCGGGCGCCACCGAGGACGGCCAGGTTCAACGCCTGAAAAGCGGAGTTGCTGCCGGTATGGATTAGCGCGGGGTCCGTTGATATCCCGGGGCTCGCTGCCGACCGGATTACGTGTAGGCCCTGGCCCAGGGCGTGGCGGGCCCAACCGGAGGGGCCTTTGTGCTGGGTCCACCGCTCCCCGGCGAACTCCGGCACATATCCATGATACGCCCACCAGGGGGCGTCGGCGGCATAGAGGATTTCGGCGGTGGGGACTTTCCGCCAGTTATCGTTGACTGCTATCGTGGGGACGTTTGCGAGGGCGTCCAGGTCTGCGTTTTTCAGGCTCGGGCCGCTGGCTACTATCGCCACCGTCCGCCCCTCCCACCGGCGGTCCATCGTCGCCGATGTGGCCTTCCCGCAACAGACACTGGACATACGCATCCCCCCCTGACCCCTCGAATGGGCACCCGGCGGGGAGAATCCGCCCGGTGCGTCGATCCCGGAACTCCTTCAGAACAATCACTCGCTGAACCGGCTATCCGACCGAATGACAAACGCGGTCAAGGTTTCGCCCGGGGCGGGCGAACCGGCCTTAGTAGCCGTCGCCGATACGTGGGTAAACGCCGTGCCCCCCGCAGTCTCCCCGAGCTCGCTGGCGTAGGCGCTGGCCATCGCGGTAACGTCCACATCCGAGGCGGTGGAGCTGACTGTTACGGCGTCGCCGAGATCCGCCGCGTTCGACCCGGACGAGTCCGTGGCCTTACGCAGTTGGATGGTGGCGCCCTCGCCGTCGTCGGCATCAACCATGATGGCGACGCCGGTTACCTGGCGATAGTCCTGCATCGATACCCACGCGGCGGAGTCCGTGGCGTTGATGACCTCGTGCAATTTGCGTTTGGTAATGCTCATTTTTATTCCCCGAAAATTGGCCCCGGCGGACCGGGGCGGGAGGTTTTAGCCGGCGGTGCCGAGGGTAACGAACGGGCTGACTACAAAGCCCCCTTCCTGCGTGAACGGCGCGGTCAGCCAAGGTTGCCCGTCCACGTTCCAGAAGATCTTGAAAACAGTCTTGTTGGTGGTGAACTTCACATGCTCGGAACTGGCGACGAATGGTCCGGACCCGTCTTTGATCAGGTAGTTGCTGAGATCCGCCAGGGTCAAATCGCCTTTGGTGCCCAGTGCGGGCGACCGCTCATGCCACATGATGGGGTAGCCCATCAGCATATCCGGAACGCCGGGTTGTGCGGACTGCTGGAAAATCAGAGCCCCGTCGCCGGTGAAAGGCGATCCGGAACGGTTTTTCATGGTCAGCAGCTTGGGCATGACAGACTGCGAGGCCATCCAGATCGGGGACCCCCCGCGACGCAGGAGGCGGGACACCATCTCGACGATGTCCTCGTACTCAATCGTGTTCGCCGTGTCCCGGGTGACCACGCGGGTGGCGCCCGCGTTGAGGATGCCGAGGGGCCCGCCAATGCCATTACCCTGGAGAAACTCATGATCCTCCTTGGCCAGCATCGCGTTGCGAAACAGCCGCTCGATGATGGTGCTAGCCGCCGGCCAGTTGCGCAGCAATTTGTCGCTCGCGGTCAGCAAGCCCGCCAGCTCCTGGGGCTCCAGCGTGATTTCGCGCAAATCGAAGTCGGATTCCTGTTTCTCGCCGCCCTCAGCGGTTTTGAACACCTTGATCCCGCCATAGACGTTATCCGGGGCGGAGTTGTCCCCCGTGGTCTGATCCAGGGCCGGCATCGTGATTGCGGCGTCAGGGGGCGTGCCTGCCGGGATTACCGTAGCCCGGGGGCGGATAATCGACTCCTGGGGGCTGACCTCCAGCATCTGCGCCCGGAACTGCTGGGGGACGGCGAAGCCACCCTGAGATCCGGTGCCCATGGACTGCTCGCCGCGCACATCAAAATCTTGGTACTGGCTCGCCAGGCGCTGATCCTCCGGGCGGAACCGCACAGCGTGCATAAACTCGCCGAACGATTCAAACTCCCGCGCGGCGGGGGCGCCGGGGGCGTGAGGGATGCCACCC